GGCCAAGCGTTGAATGCGCTCGCGTTCCTCAGGGCGTAGACGCAGTGCGATAGGGCGGTCGACGCCGTTTGGCTCGCGCTTCTTTCGCGCGGAGACCGGTTGGGAGGGGATGGGGAGAGACATTCAGCGTTCTCGGTGGTAGTCTCGTTTTCTAAACCGTGACGCAATCTTAGTACCAGAAAACGGAACCAGTCAAGCATGTCAGGTGTAGAAAACGCGACCGACGCCGAGATCGGAGGGCGCCTTAAGAAGGAACGCGAGCGGGTCGGCCTCACGGTCGTCGGCTTCGCTGAGGCGACGGGCGTATCGAAAAGCACTCAGATCAAGTACGAGGCCGGGGAGACGTCTCCTGCGGCAAGCTACCTCGTGCGTGCGCTACGGCTCGGCGTGGACGTGATGTTCGTTATGACCGGTGCGCAGGTGTCGCCGTCAGCGGGGCTCACGTCAGAGCAATCGCGCTTGTTGGACTACTTCGGCGCCGCGGACGACGACGCACAGCGCGCAGCGATGCTGGTGCTTGAGGCGCTGGCTCGCCTTGAGCCGGGCAGTCCTCAGGCGCAACTCGCTACGCCCGGAACCACGAAACGCGGCTGGGAGGTGCGGCCCGACATCGATTTGGCACTGTGGCGCACCGTGGCGCTGAGCCTTCCCAGCAGCGTCAATGCGGCCAATGTTTTGATGACACCGCAGCAATGGCTCGGCGTCGTCGACAGCGTCTACGAGAACGCTAAGAACGACAAGGCCGCTCGGGAAGCTGCCGAGCGTGGCGCTCGCAGCGCCCTGGCCCGCGCTCAGCAGAAGTAAGCCGGCTGGGATCGAGCTGCTACTCGGCTTGGTGAGCGTCGGGCGTCTTCGTGGGGCGCACAGCGGCCTGCATCACCGATGGCTTCGCCGAGATGGCAAGCGGGACTGCAGGCAGCCCTGCTCGCGCCTGGCCGTCCGCGACGATGTTGATAGTGCAGCCCACGAAGTAGACGGCACCCTGCACAGGGAATGCCGACGGGTCGGCCAGGCTGGGGTGTAGCGTGCGGGCCTGCTCCAAGGCCTTCTTGATCCAGCTCTCGTAGGTCACTCGAAAACGTCCTTCTGCACGGCGCGCTCTGCGCCGCAGGCTCCATCAAAGTGGTGATTGGTGTCCAGCACCGCACGGGTACCATCGCCGGCCATTTTGTGGGCTGCGCAACGTTTTGACACCTGTCATCTTTACTCCACCGACACCCGACTCAGAACGTCTTGCCCAGGCCATCACGGCGCTTGGAGTAGCCGAAGGTGTCGCCGATATTGCCCGTGGTGCCGCGGCATTCACGCAAGCTCTCGGCATGGAGCGCTACACCATCATCGACTTCCGCTCGCACGTCGCGGCGGAGCTCATCCACAACGCGCCGCTGGAGCTCGAAGAAGAGGTCCTAATACTGGAAGTTAGGCGCGACCCTGTAGTGACGCGGGCCAAGCAGTCGCGCATACCGGTCGTCTGGCGATCGGGAAGCGGGGGTGGCGACTGGCGGGAACTGAACGGGGATTTCGGCTATCGCTGCGGTGTGGCCGCAGCCGTGCTCGACGGCAGCGGTACGGGCTGCATGCTCATGGTGTCAGGCGCCGCCGAGAAGCTGCCCGATGCCCACGCCTCGACACTGCTCGCCTACACGCTGTCAGCGGCGGGAACGATCAACGCGCCGCTGCGGAAGTTGGCCGCCGAAGTGCTGGCAGCGTGCCCCTTGTCCGAGGACGAGATCGATTGCCTGCACTTCACACTGGCGGGCCTCTCGTACAAGGAAGCAGCGCGCGCGCTCGGGATCAGCACCAAGGCGGTGTACCAATCCCTCGAGAGCGCGCGAGCTCGCCTGGGTGTGAAGACGTCCCACGCGGCGGCGGCCATGGCTCTCAGCCGAGGATGGCTGGACATGGAGCGCGCGTGGGAGCTCACGTGCTCAGGCTCCGCCGCCGCCGGTACGGGGAAGATCTAGAACGCCGATCAGCGACAGGAAAAACTGCACCATGTGAACTCCGATTGAAACGGTCACGTCGACCGCGGAGCTCAGTATCTGTTGCCCTGCTAGCGCTGCCTATATGCAGAGCTGTCAGCTTCTCGCCGAGCGCCACTTCGGCTAGGCAGCTGGTGTTCAGTCGATCAAGCCGCCCTCTATGCACCGCAGCACGGCGGCCGGCACGGAGCTAACGCCGAGCTTCCTGGCGGTCTGTCGCAGCTTGTGCTCCACATGCACACTGCTGATCGAAAGCTTGTCGCCGATTTGGTGCACCGTGTAGGCGTCTTTCGCCCAGCGCAGGGGCTCGAGCTCGTCGTCCGCAAGCACAGGGGATCCCGACGGCGCCGGCGTGAAGATGCGCTGCATGGCCGATTGGGCGTACACGGTGAGCAGTTGAACCGCTGCCGTCAATGCGATGCGGCCGGTCTGTTCATGTGGCAGGGCATCACCGTCGACTCCGAACATGAACTGCTCGAGGTGGCTCGTTTCATGAACGGTACACGCCACGCCGGCGCGATAGCCATAGGGCGCCTGCAGATCCCAAAGGTCAGCAGCTCCCGCGCCCACGTAAAGCGCCTGGTCGTACTGCACCGGTGCGATGCTTGATCGCAGCGCGGTGAGCACAGGATCGCGAAGCGCGTCCTGCAACGAGTTCATGGCGGCCGAGTACTCCGCTGGAGTGTTCCCAATGCCTGCGAGCCAGGCATTCTGGGACCCAAGCGAGCCACGAATCAGCACGGCCGAGAAGCGCCCAAACCCAAGGTCGGCCGCGGCGCGCTCAAGGCGCCGCTGAAGACTGTCTCGGTCCCCGGCCAGGCCGAGGTCAATGAGTTGCTGCAGAGGGAGCATTACTTGGCGGCCCGGTCGTCGCGTGAACCAGGCCGATACGTCCAACGGGTGTTGCGTCCCGCACTGTAGCCGTGAAGGCGCTGTCGGACGCCCATGCAGCGGCGCAACTCAGGAGGCGGACCGACGATGATCGTCCGCACAACCAGACGAACCGGGTGGCGATGTTGGTCCTAGAGCGCCGGGAACATCCGGCCGACTGTGAGTTCAGGAAGGGGCGACCTCTGCCCGTCGCACGGTCATCCGTGCCCTCGCGATGTCAACCTGCGGCTGGCCGACTGCTGCGGGCAACGACGCGCGAATGCCGCTCTTGTCGACCTTCAGTTGGACGGTATCCGGTGGAATCACCTTGCATGCAGAGCGAACACCAGCACCACAGCGCAAATTGAGCTCGGGTACCGGCGCCACTAGCACTTGTGTCGGCGCCTTTCCAGCCAATGGCAAGGATGTCAATATGACGGAGACTTTGCCGCGATGCGCATCAAGCACAGCCAGTTCAGCAGAGTCCGGCGACCACCCAAATTCAGATGCCCGCTCGTGCTGATCTCCCTCTGGAATGTCCGCCCAGTCCCGATCGAGTTCCTGAGCTGACAAGGGAAAGAGCGCCAGACCCACGTCGATCTGTTCGTTCGGATTGTTGCCCTCGCCCTGGACGGGCTGGCGCAAGCGCGGTCTATTCTCCTGGGGCGACCGTGCAAGGTCGTAGAGGCGATACTGATCCTCCCAACGTTCTATCCCATGTGATGGATAGAACTTCGAGAAGGCAATATATCGACTGTCGGGCGAAATGCTTGGAGCATAGGCCCAGAATCGATCCACCAATTGCCCAGACCGGATGTCAAAGATGGCTACGCTATTGGCCAGCGCACCGTTGGTCCAGCCGGTGACAATCAATCGACCTTGAGCCACCCGCACTCTGTGAATCTGCGCCGCCTCTTGGGGGACAGAAAATCGCGTCTCATGCCCCGTTGCGGTCAACGCTACTTGCAACGCTCGGCTACGATCCGCCGATATTTTGACCTGATAACCGCCTTGCGTGAATGATCGATAAGTGGCGTTAGAGGGATCGAATAACCTGTCACCATCAACTTTGCCCGTTGAGGCGTCGATGGTCACCGAGTGGGCGCTGAAAAATTGGAGGCTGAACAGAGCAGCCGCCAATCGAACGATCAACGAAGTGTGTCGCCTTGAAGAAGGTGTGCTCACAGTTTTCCTCTACTTGGTCTGAACGGTCCAAAACTTGCCAAGATCGCCGACTTCGTGCGCAGAGCACTTTTCGACATCCGTATAGTTATCGATGTGGTCGTCGGTACACGCCGGGCATTTGTCCTGGTTCGTTCGTGTGCCCTTATTGGCGTCGCCAGGAGTGGTGACGAGTAGGAACTTATTGCCGCACTTCCACGTTGGGTTGTAAGGGTTCATGGCAATGGAGTCGTTTGGCACAAGAACCTTGTTGCACGCTCCAGTCACGCTGCTCACCTGAACAAACGAGTTGTTCTGATCCGCGCCGTCGGGGAATTTGCCTTTGCAACTCTTCTTCAGGGAAGTGGCTGCGCCAGCCTTCAGTATTCCGTAGCCCTCAGACTTGCCCGTTCCATTGAGTTGCACCTGCGAGACGAAATCCGATTTCAACTGGACTTCCTCGAAGTTGCAGGTATCGACGGAGTCGACCTTCCACACCGTTGCCGGCGAGCCGACGCATTGGGTTTCTGCTGGAGTGTTGTACTGAGAGAAGCGGGTAACTCCCAGCACGTTCCATGGTTTTGAGGGCGTCAAGGAACCCTCCACTGTATGCATGACAGGGTTCGCGCCGAATCGGTATGAAACGGTGTTCCACTTCACGTTCAGCTTTGGGTATGTTCCCTTCGGAATTTTTAGTCGGTCAAATTTGGCTTGCACGCCGTTCGCCGGCTGATAGTAGGTCGTGGTGGTCTGCGAAACCTTTGAGCCGCTGGAGTCCTCGAATTCGAACGTCAGGGTGCCGGTAGTGTCGAGGACGCTGCCGTTGAGATCGAGTGTCACCGTCTCGGTAGTGAAATCGACACCTTGTACCTGGACGGCCGCCCTTTTCACCACGACCGGCACAACCTGAACATCGTCGGGCGGGGGATACTTGACGTACAAGGAAAACGTGTCTTGCAGTCCGCTGTCACCGGCCGTCCATGTGTAGGTTGCCGTTGCAAAATGGAAAACTTGACCTGGGCACAGGTCCCCATAAGGATAGTCTCCTCCCCCGGCTGTAGCAACGCCGAAGGCGCCCTGCGAAGCAACGCCCGCCTCAAAATGCCAGAGTAACTGACAAGTTTGATCAACAGCTTATCGCAAAGGCAATATATGGCTCGTCTGGGAACGCCGTTGTTTCGACAGGCGACGTGATGCGCTCACGTGGCCAAGCTTGCGTGAAAAAAGCGAGAAATGACAAGCCCACCGCGAGCGAGCGATGAAATGACACGTGTTTTTCCTCCCAATGGATTGCAGCCTCTGACGCGCTGCCGTCAGAACTATTGTGCTTGCGGTGCAGTCAATCAACCGCTGGGTTAGGGATTGCCGGGCACCGTCCGAATAGCTGTGCCGCAGAGTGCGAACCTCCATGCGGGCAAGGTTGGTTGATCAGCCAACGTCCGCCGTGCGTCGGCGCTTGTATCGCTTCCCTGCCGGTCGGCCTCTAAGCGCGAAGTGAAACCTCGAATCCTGTGCGCTGGCTGGCTTACGCCTGCTCCGGCCGCTCACTGCATGCTGGCCGGATCGTCGCCCCGGGCTTCCCCGTAGATCTCGCGCCAACGAACCTCGCCTGCCGGGTTGCACACGCACCGCGCGCCTTCGGCCTCGCACCCGTCGTGGCCCCAAGGCCGGCCAGGATGGTCAGCGCAGAGCCAGCCGGGCTCTTTCGACTTTTCACAGAGCGGGCACATGTGCTTCGATTGGGCAAGGCGTAGGCCCACGTGGGACACCAGATCCTCATGGCGGGGCCTGTCGAGCGGCAGTAGAGTTGCGATGTCTCCTGCCGCCGGATTTCTAGACCATGGATCGCATGCTGGAAGCGAGGCACCTTGCCCAGGCCGAGGACGCCATTGCGCTGGCTGAAAAGCGCATATCGCGCTTCAGAACTCTGATCGCCAAGCACCGTGCTGCCGCCTTCCCACCGAAATTCCAGAGCACTCGCTCGAGGTCATGACGCAAGTGCTGGACTCCTTTCACGTTCAACGAGCGCAGATAGGCCGTGCGCTGACGGACATTGACGCGGGACGCTACGGCGCGTCATAGACGGCCGTGAAGCCGTGACGGTCGACTTTGCCTCGTTGCGATCAGTCAGCCGACATCATCAGCACTGCCGGCGCTGGCGTCGGATCCTTGCCGCTCTGCCTCTAGCCGTGTCGTGAAGCCGCCATCGGCGAGCGTGTGGGTAACCTTGGTGACGAGCCAGTCGGTGCCGTCGATCTCTGGCTTGAAGCCGCTCACTGACAACGGGGCCTGCGCGTCGAGGGTGGAGATGCCGGTTGCCAGCGTCAGCTCGAACGTCGCAGTACCGCGCTGGATCCGCTGCCACTCGGCCTCCGCTGCGGCGCGGGCATCGGCCTCGTTGGCATGGCCCTCGCGCAGGCGCTTGGCATTGCCGCTTTGCCCGACGAGCACGCTGCGCTGTTTGGCGCGATCAGGGTCGTGCCAGTAGGCGCGCACGCCGGTGTACGCGTCGCGGTCGGCCACGTGGAAGCGGTGGTGGTCGCCGGCGGCGCGGGTAAGCGTGATCGCCGCCAGCACCTCGCCCGAGCTGCTGCGTGAGCCATTGATGGGCAGAAGCACCAAGCGCCCGGCCTTAACGGTGGCCACCGCATCGTGGCGCCTGGCCAGGCGGGTGATGAAATTGATGTCGCTTTCGTTGGTCTGGTCGGCGTGCGCAATCGGCGTAGCGGCCAGGCCGGTGTCGATTCGGGCCTGCAGGCCGTTGCGGCGCGCGATGGTCTGCGCCACCGTGCCCAGGGTGGTGTCATGCCAGCTTTGCTCGGCCCGGTTGCGCAGGCCGGCGCGCAGGTCGGCACTGCGGGCGCGGATCTGCACCTGGTCGGGCGCGCCGGAGTGCTCGACTTCGTCGACCGTGAATGTGCCCTTGCTCGTGAGGTCTGCGCCGGCCCAGCCGATGGCGAGCGCAAGCTCGACGCCCGTGCGCGGCAGCTCGAGCTGGCCGTCGGCATCGTCGAGCACCAGGTCGAGCTGGTCGGCCTCGCCGCCGCGGCATTGGGCGAGCGTCAGGCTCACCAGGCGCGGGTTGATCGTGGCGGTGATGTCCTTGCCGCCGAGCGTGATGCGGAAGTCAGGCTGCCGTTGCAGGCCGCCCTGCGTACTGTCGGTGGCCATGGCGGTCAACCTGACGCGCTGGTCTGGGTGCCGAGCTGGTCGGTGGCCTCGTCGTCGACCCGCTTGAGCACGATCGTGAAGTCGATGCGGGTCGGCGTGCCGTTGGCGAGGTGGTTGGTCTCGGCCTCGCGCAGGCTGGTGACGACGTAGGCGCCGTAGACCCGGCCGGTGCCGGAGACGAGGGGCCAGGCCTTGCCGCTGTTGGCCATCTCGCGCAGCAGATCCAGGCTCTGCGGGTTGCCCTTGAAGGCGGGGTGCAGGGTGCCGCTGAGCGTGGTGGTGTCGTCGCCTGGGCCGGTGAACTGGCTGGCCGGCGGCGCGCCGACCAGGCTGTTGCTGGGGTGGCGCCACTCGGCGGCGCGCTCGAGCTGCTGGTAGGCCAGCGTCTCGAGGCTGAACGTGAACTGGCCGAAGCCCATCATCATGGCGGTGCCCCTCTTGTTGGTCTGGTCAGTCGCGGTCCTGCAGCGCGCTGCGGCCGCGCGCAGCCAGTGCGGCGTCGCGCCGGTCCATCTGTCGCGCCACCTCGCGGGCCAGGTCGCGCTCGCTCATGCCCGGCGCGGCGTTGACGGTCACCTGCGTGGGCCCACCGGCCACGACCACGGGCCGCGGCGAGCCGGCGCCGGCCGGCAGCGGCGGCCGGTCGTCCACCCTGACCGCGCCGGGCTCGCTGAAGCGCGGGATCTCGGGCACCTTGAAGCCGATGGCGTTGAGGCCCTCGCGCAGCAGGCGCAGCGGGGCGAGCAGCGCGTCGATCGCGTCCCAGAAGACCTTCTTCACGCCCTCCCACAGCCGCGCGAAGAAGGCCTTGATCGGCTCCCAATGCGTCACCACGGCGATCGCCGCCGCGGCGAAGGCGGCCACCAGCGCGCCCAGGGCCCACACCGGCAGGCCGACGGCCGCGGCGACCGCGCCCAGGGCCACGCCGATCACCTGGAGCACCGGCAGCGCCATGGCGAAGCCGAAGCGCACGGCGGCCAGCGGGCCGAGGAAGCCGGCGACGGCCAGCAGCAGCGAGCCGACGATGCCCAGCAGCACGGCCAGGCCGGCCACGGTGTAGCCGATGGCGGTAGTGAGCGCGGGGTGCTCGCGGGCCCACTCGCCCACGGCCGCCGCGGCCGAGCCGAGCAGCTCGACCACGGCCTTGAGGCCCGGCGCCATGGCCGCGCCCACCTCGGCCAGGGCGTTCTCCGCGTTGCCGTGCGCAGCGTCGATGGTGTTGCTCAGCGTCTTGAGCTGCTCGCTGACGCGCTGGCGCAGGTCGGCCTGGTCCTGCAGCTTCTGCGTCGTCTCGGCCATGCCGGCCGCGCCCTTGGCCATGAGGGTGGTCACCACCTGCAGGGTCTCGGCATCGTCGCCGAACAGCGCCTTGATGACGCTGCCGCGCTTCTCGCTGCTGAGGCGGTCGAGCTGCTTGAGCTGCTCGAAAAGCTTGCCCATGCCGCCGAACTCGCCCTTGCCGTCGCTCAGGTCGAGGCGGATGCCGGTGCCGCGCAGTTCCTGGTTGGCCTTGTCGCGGCGATCGGCACTCACACTGGCCTGGAACACCTTGCGGATGGCGTTGCCGGCGGCCTCGCCCGCCATGCCGGCCTGGTCCATCATCACCAGCAGGGGCAGCAGGTCCTTGGTGGCTTCGAGCCCGCTCTTGCGCAGCACGCTCATGGCCGGCGCGACCTTGGTGATGCCGGCCAGCATGTTCGTGGGGTCCACGCCCACGTTGAAGGCGCGCTGGATCTGGTCCAGCAGGCCCATCATGTCCTTCGCAGGCGTCTGGGTCGCATCCTGCATCTTGGCCGCGAAGGCCGCAGCCTCGGCCGAGGGCATCTTGAGTTGGACGGCCAGGTAGGCCGAGGCCTCGCCCAGGCCGGCGAGCACGTCCTGCGAGGCGATGCCTTGCCGGCGCAGCATGGTCATCATCTCGAGAAAATCCGCCGTCGTGCCGGGCAGGCGGTTGCCGAGGTCGGTGGCCAGGGCCTTGATGCGCTCGAAGTCGGCGCTGACGCTGCCGTCGGCCCGCATCTCGGTGTTGCGCAGGGCGACGGCGGCATCTTCGTTTGGCATGAAGGCGCGCGCCGCCGCAGTGACGGGCTTGCTGGCGGCGAAGCCGACTGCGGCGGTGGCCGCGCCGCCGGCGGCGAGCTTGCCGGCCAGGGCCAGGCGCGCGTCGTAGAGCTTGCGTTGCTGCTGCGCGCGCCGCCAGGCCTCGGCGAGCTGGTTCGCTTTGGCGCGCTGCTGGTCAGCGCGTGCGTTCGTGGCTGCCAAGGCGTCAACCAGGCGACGCTCGTCGGCCGCCACGTTCTTGATGCCCAGGCTGGCCAGGCGCTCTTTCAGCGCGGCGAGCGTCCGCATCTGCTTGTCGTAGGCCTCGGTGCCCTTGCGGACAGCCTTCTCGGCCGCCGCAAGCTCGCGCGCGTGGGCCTTGGCCGCCTCGGCGTCGCCAGCGTGGGCGCCTCG